GTTACAAAAGCAATGAAAAGGGTCGAACAGCGGGATATAAGCAAATTAAAAATATGCGTAAGTTTTTTAAAGAAAAGGTAATTAAGATTATTCGTAATAAAGATATTATACTATGAAATTATCAAAAGAGCAAGAAAAATTTATTGACGAAAATTTTGCTAAAATTCCTGACTTAATCGAACTAACTCGCGCGACATTTAAAGATGGAACTATAGATGGTCGGTCCAAGCAGGGTAGGGCTGTTCGAGCTTATTTGGCTTCAAAAGAAATTAAATATAAAACTACCAAGCATCCAGAAGTACTACCCGTCATACTGAGCGAAGAGCAGAAATCTTTTATTGAACAATACTCTCAGGACGGAATGAGTAGTTTTCAGATCGCACAATTATTATTCCCTGACGATTCGGTTCGTAAGTTAGGTAGAGAGCAAAGAGCGGTTGGAGCATACTTGGATGCTGTTAAAAAACGCAAAAGGGAGGAAAATCGAGCAGAACGTAATAAATACGACGGACCACAGAATATAGCGGAATGTATAGATAGGGTGAACTTGTACACAGATGCAGGACTCAGGGAAGGTGAAATGAAAGCTATGGAGCGAAAGTCGATTGAGTCTTTATTTAGGTTTTTAAAATCTCCACGCTTCACTCAGATTATCAGTAATTACCACAAAGAAGAAGATCAAGATTTGTTTGAGGCAGAGTTTATTCGTGCAACATGGGACAAGCCAGATTTAAGTGCTGATGAAATTAATTTATATGTCAATGTTTGTGTGGATTATATTAATTTAAAAAATATATCATCACACATGGAAAAACTAAATAGAATGTTTGATGATGCAGATGAGCAGCAAGAGTTGACAGTAAGATTATCCGAACTATTAAAAACGAAAAGTGAAGAATATAATCAATGCGAAAAGAGGCAAGAGTCTCTCATTCAAAGGCTAGCTGGTGACCGAGCTAAAAGAATATCACAGCGACAAGATCAAAATGCATCCATACTATCATTGGTGGAAAGCTTTCAAAATGAAGAAGAAAGAAAACTTATGGTAAAAATGGCAGACATGCAAAAGAAAGTTATCAAAGAAGAGGCGGAAAATTTGGAATCTATGAACGAATGGAAGTCTAGAATTTTAGGCATTTCAAAGAATGATGTCATCTAGTCACAAATGTCAAGTGTGTCATGAAGAATTTGACACGGAAAAAGGGCTTCATATTCACCTCAAGAAGCACAAAATAGATCTAGCTACTTATTATACGACTTACTACCCTCGTTATAATTTGCTAACGGGCAAACCTTTACCATTTAAGAAAAAAGATCATTATTTTAATTATGACTTTTACAATAGAAAACAACTACTGAAGTGGTGTCGAGAAAAACCTAAAGAAGAAGTGTCCCGATATATTATTGAGAAATTAAAAACAAGAATTAAAAATAAAAGCCTTAAGTATGCGCCTAATCACATTGAATTAATTAATGCGAAATTACCAGACATAGATACTTATAAAAACATTTTTGGATCGTATGGACAGGCCTGTGAATTAGCTAAAGTCAAACCATTATATAGTTCATCTATCAATCAAGATTTCTTTAAACCCGATGAAGAGTTTGAGCATTTAAATATTTTAATCGATACTCGAGAACAGAAGCCCCTCAAGTTTAACAAGTCCGAATCCTTAAAGCTTGATTTTGGAGACTATACTGTTGGCGGTAAAGACTATAATTATACTTATGTAGACAGAAAAGCAGAACAAGATTTTAAGGGTACACTATCTGGAGGATATGAGAGATTTACCAGAGAGTTGCAGCGAGTAAAAGACTTTGACTCTTATTTGTTTATTGTGATTGAAAGTGATATGAATAAAATTTACAAGAACAATATGTTTGGACCCCATAAATCAAGCTTGGATTTTGTGTATCACAATATGAGGGTCTTAACCCACGAGTTTGCAGGGCATTGTCAGTTCGTTTTTACAGGAAACAGAACTCGATCTCAGTCCATTATTCCAAAAATTTTGAAATTAGGTAAATCATTATGGGATGTTGATTTACAATACTATATAGATACTCATGGCTTGGATTGAAGGTAATCAAAATCGACCAATTAAAAAGGAGATTAACCAAGAAACCTTAGAGCTTAAAGGTTTTTTGGAGGAAGGTCCAGCTAAAGAAAATTTGTATAAATTTCTAAAAGATAATATTACTTTCACTACCAATTTAGTTGCAGGTGTAGATTTGTTTCCATTTCAGCATATGGCTATTAAAGCTATGTTTGAAACAGATTATTTTATGGGAGTATGGAGTCGTGGTATGAGTAAATCATTCACTACTGGAGTCTATGCATTCTTGGATGCTATTTTACATCAAGGAGTAGAAATTGGTATATTGGCGGCATCGTTCAGGCAGTCTAAACAAATCTTCAAAAAGATTGAGGATATAGCTAATAAACCTGAGGCTGGCATTTTAGCTGGAGCCATAACAAAAAAATCGAAAAGTAACGACGAATGGTTGATGGAAATTGGTAGAAGTAGAATACGAGCACTACCATTAGGTGATGGTTCTAAGCTACGTGGTTTTCGATTTCATAGAATTATTATTGACGAGTTTTTATTGATGCCTGAAAGTATTTATAACGAAGTTATTGTGCCCTTTCTTTCGGTAGTAGAAAACCCTACTCAAAGAGAAGATTTGTATAATTTGGAAACTAAACTTATAGATCAAGGAAAAATGACGGAACAAGAAAGATATGTTTGGCCTAACAATAAATTAATAATGCTTTCGTCTGCTAGTTATAAATTTGAATATATGTATAAATTATATAGTCAGTTTGATAGCTTGATTATGGGAAAAGAAAACGAACAAGATAAAGCGACAAGATGTATTATGCAGTTTTCGTATGACTGTGCCCCTAAGCAATTATACGACCAAAATCTAATCAATCAAGCGAAGGCTACAATGAGTCAATCTCAGTTCGAGAGAGAGTTTGGAGCATTGTTTACTGACGATAGCTCTGGATATTTTAAAACATCAAGAATGGCCGCTTGTACTGTTCTGGACGGAGAGGAACCTCATGTAGAAATCAAAGGAACTCCGGGAGACGAATATATATTAGCTTTTGACCCTTCTTGGTCTGAGAGTGAAAGTAGTGACGATTTTGCCATGCAAGTATTAAAGTACCACAAAGATCGGGGCACATCTACTCTGGTGCATTCCTATGCGATGTCTGGTACTCCATTAAGAGAGCATATATTTTACTTCTATTATTTAATTAAAAATTTTAATATTATAGCTATAGTAGGAGACTATAATGGGGGAGTTCAATTTATTAATGCAGTCAATGAAAGTCAGCTGTTTAAATCTGCCAATATTAAAGTTAAAACTATTGACGGTGATTTTGATAAAATGGATACATATAAAGAAGATTTACGTACTGCTAAAATGCAATATGACCCCAAGGACTATAGGTATTTAATTTTACGAAAACCAACATCAGATTGGATACGTAGAGCAAATGAACTCCTGCAAGCTAACTTTGATCACAAAAGAATTTGGTTTGGGTCTAGAGCGATAGATGAATCATACAATAAGCAAAGAGCTAAAAAAATTCCAATAGAAAAACTTAAATTTTTAAGATTGTCTGACGACGAACAAAAGCAAAGTGGTCAAGCGAAAATGATAGACTTTATAGAGCATCAATATGACATGATCAATATGACAAAGAATCAGTGCGCCCTTATTCAAATTACGACATCTCCTCAAGGTACGCAAACTTTTGGTCTACCGAAAGAGCTAAGAAGGCAAAGCGGGCCCGATAAAGCAAGGAAAGACTCTTATTCAGCTTTGGTCTTAGGTGCATGGATGGTGAAGATTTTTCACGACATGAATAACGTGAAATCTCAAGAAACTCCCGCTACCTTTACGCCAATGTTCATAAGTTAACTTTTAACTTTTATAGACTTTTGCATAGACTTTGTGTATTATAACTTGTGAAAGAAAAAAGAAAGTATACAAAAAGATCCGACTATTGGAACCAGTTTAATAAAAACGATCAGCCTATTGAAAATATCATTCAGGCAATGGGTAGTCAAGAAACCCTGCCTGAGACAGCTGGAGAAAGTTTTTATAACTACGATAGCAATGCTAGCAGTGTGAGGACAGCCGCATATACCGATACAACCGGTCAGCGTCGTAATGCCATTCACTCAAAAACTAAAGCGAATAGATTTACAAATATTCGCAGCGGCTTGTTGCCTTACGACTACTCTTCAGATGGAGTAAATGTAAGGGATGCGATTGAGTTATGTCAAAAAGCATATGCTAATATCGCAATATTCAGAAATGCTGTAGACATCATGGCTGAGTTCGCTAATTCTCCGATATACTTAGAGGGGGATAATGAGAGGTCGAAAAAATTCATCGAGGGTTGGATGAAGAAAATCGGAATATGGAAACTCAAAGACCAGTACTTTAGGGAATACTATAGATCTGGTAATGTTTTCCTGTATAGGATAGATGGCAAATTTAATAGTGAAGATTTGCTCAAAATGAATTATATTTATGCCTCACAGACATTAAAGCCGGGCCAAATACCAATTAAATATATACTTCTTAACCCTTATGATGTCGTAGCAGATAAAGCAACTGCATTTCAAACTGGGGTTTACAAAAAATTATTATCCGATTACGAGTTAGAAAGATTAAGGGAGCCAAAAACCGAAGAAGATAAAAAAGTTTTTGATTCGTTACCGCAAGAAGCTAAAAAAACTATTAAAAGCGGGGCATTTCCTCGAGATGGATTAAAGGTAGAATTAGATCCAGAAAAATTAGTTTACTCATTTTACAAAAAACAAGATTATGAACCTTTCGCTATTCCTTTTGGTTTTCCTGTATTAGATGATATTAATTGGAAGTTGGAATTAAAAAAGATTGATCAAGCTATATGTAGAACGGTAGAGAATGTAATACTCTTGATTACTATGGGTACTGACCCCGATAAAGGAGGAGTAAACCCTAATAATTTAAAAGCTATGCAAGAGTTATTCAAGAATGAAAGCATCGGTCGAGCCTTAATTGCGGATTATACCACTAAAGCTCAATTTGTGATTCCTGACCTTAATAAAGTTCTTGGTTCTGAAAAGTATAGAATTGTCAACGAAGATATTAAAGAAGGTTTGCAGAACGTAGTAGTCGGAAGCGAAAAGTTTTCCAACACACAAGTAAAAGCGGAAATATTTTTAGAAAGATTAAAAGAATCCAGAAATTCATTTTTAAACGATGTACTGCAACCCCAGATTAAAGAAGTGTGCAAAAACATGGGTCTAAAATCTTACCCCACAGCAAAATTTGAAGAGATTGATATTAAAGATGAAGTTCAATTTCAGAGAGTTATTACTCGGTTGTTAGAAATTGGTATCTTAACACCAGAGCAAGGCATTAAGTCTATGCAAACAGGATTGTACCCTAATCCTAAGGATTTATCTAAAGTTCAAGAAGATTATATTGAGCAACGCGAAAAGGGTTATTATAATCCATTGGTTGGTGGTATACCAATGATTGAGAGCGTACAGTCTGAAAAAGATAGAGAAATAGCGGAAGAGCAACTTGAGATACAAAAAGAAGGTATTGATAATCAAAAACCAGTGAGCCAAGAAAAGAGTAAAGAGTCGAAAAACAACACAAACAAATCACCGGGGCGACCTAATGGGTCTAACCAGATACCACTACAGGCTGCAGGTTTATACGGAAAAGATAATATACAGTCAATTATATATAAAGTTGAAGACCTTCAATCATATGCTTGCGATAGTTTTAAAAAGAATCATAAATTACAACAAGTCTCGCCGCAACATCAAGACATGCTTAATACATTGTGTGAATCTGTAGTATGTGCAAAAGAAATGGGCCAATGGAAACGTTCTGTTTTGTCCTGCTTAAAAAATTTGAACAACATCGACAAACTTTCTACGATGAGTGAAGTTTTAGAAATTGCTGCAACTCACGAATTAACCGATTATCCATCAGCTATATTATATCATAGTAAAAATATAAAAAAATAGTGTACTTATAATACATGAGTCAAAAATTTAAATACACTACAAATTTTTCTAATACAATTTTGGCATCTGGTGGTATTGATTCTCCAGATATAAATATTAGTAAGGCATCATTAGACTCTTTAAAAAGTATTATACCTAGTGATGTGGATTTAGATAAAAATATGGATCTACTGGCGGTAGCATTTAATGCTGCATTAGTAAATACTTTTAATAAAAACGGTGATGGAATTAACTCTCAATCGGCCGTGAACATTGTAGAACAATTTAAGCACAAGCCCACCAACATAGAGCACCAAAAACAGAAGGTCGTTGGGCATATCGTTTCTGCAGGATTCTCTAAATTTGGTAGTAATGAGATTGTGTCAGCAGAAGAGGTTAAAGAAATGAAACAACCATTTAATATAGCTTTAGCATCTTTAATTTATAAAACGGTCAATCCGGAATTCGCAAACCTTGTTGAGCAGTCTGTTGATCCGGACAGTGAATTTTATCAAGAAGTTTCGGCTAGTTGGGAAATAGGATTTAACGACTTCGTACTGGCCGTTGGTAGCGATAATTTAGAAGAAGCAGAAATTATTGAAGACGAAAATATTATTAACGAACTGAGGGGACAACTCAAAGCATTTGGGGGAGATGGCAGAATGAAAGATGGATCTCCTATACATCGATTAATTACTGGCGATATATATCCCTTAGGTATTGGATTTACTGCAAATCCAGCTGCAAATGTCAAGGGTCTGGCAATGAATCAAGAAGAAGATGAAGACATTTATATTGAAAAAAATAAAAAAAATATTTCACAAAACATCAAATCTGATGTAACTAACAAAAAAAGTACTCTTATTATGGAAAATCACGAAATTCTCAATAACTTAGTGTCAGCTCTTGAAGAGAAAGTTTCTAACAAGAAATTCTCTGAAGAAGCGGTGGCTACTGTATCTAAAATAATAAATGATGCTATTCTCGAGCGCAATGAATCCTTTGTTCAGGAAAAAGAGCAGCTTGAATCTGAAAAGGCTGAATTAGCAAAAGCCACTGAAGAGCAAGCTGAAAAACTCAAACAACTGAGCGAAGAATTATCCGCAGCAACAGAAAGAGTGTCATCTTTAGAGCAAGAGCAAAAACAGCAAGAAGCGATTGCTCGCTTTGATTCACGTATGTCTCTCATTGAAGACTCCTATGAACTAGATGACGCTAGCCGTAAGGTCGTTGCAGAGGAACTAAAAAATCTTGACGAATCTGACGAAGCTTTCGCAAGCTTTCAAGAAAAGTTGACTGTAGTACTTAAACATCAAAACAAAGAATTTATCGCAAAGCAAGAAGAAGAATTCAGCGCTAAACTAGCAGAAGCTGTTGAAAAACGCTTAGAAGAATTAAAAAGCTCTGCAGACTCTGAAGAAGAAGTGGTAGAAGAAGCTATCGAAAAAGTAGAAGCCTCCGAAGAAGAAGTTATCAGCAACAATAATGCTGAAACATCCGATCAAGAGCTTTCTCTTAAAGAAAAGTTTCAGAAAGCTTTCTCTGAAGACAATTTAACAATTAACTACTAAAATAAAGGAATATTAAAAATGGCTATTAGATTATTACCGTTTCGAGATTACGATGAACATGAAGTCGTAAACTTATTCAGAAGTGCAGGAAGTGTTGGGGATTTTATTGATTTGTCCAGCTCTACTAAAAGATCAACCGCAGCAGGTGATGCTGGAGTGTTTGTTAAGGTGCAGAATGGCAGCTTGAGTTCTGAGACAACTAGCTGGGATCCTATCGACATTGACGGAGCTGGCGCAGGCTTGCTTGGCAAAACTGATTACCCTAATGTTGCTCGCAACCTTTATCCACAAGTCTCATTGGCAGTTGAACCTGTTGGTGTGGATACGGATGCATGCCTTGGAGTCACTTTACGTCAAACTGTTGAAAGAGATGAGAATGGTGAAAACCTTCTCTACAACCCAATCAAGAAAGATGAATTATATGGAGTACTTCCCGGAGAAGCTGTCCCTGTTCTTTCTCGAGGTATGGTTACTTTAACTAGTGATGCAATTAATGATGGGTCAAGGGTCGGTCAAGTTCTTGTTCCTTCGACTGGTGGAACCGCAACAGGAGTTGATACAACATCTGTTACTGCTGCTCAGAATGTAATCGGAACAATTATAGCTTCTGGTTATCGTGATGATGAAGCTGGCTCTCAAGGTGGCACTAATGTCTTCAATAAGGCAGGATTAATGAAGGGTTCATACTACATTGTCAAACTTAACTGTGCATAATTTAATAAAGAAAGGTAAAATTTAAAATGAAAATTACATTAAAAAGAACACCAGAACAAATCGAGCTCGTCAAAGCTATGGCTTCGAAGAATCGTGATGTTGCTTATGAAGCTCAAGTAGCGTTGGCAGAATTTATTGGGCCAGTATTAGCAAAGGTTGTAAACCAAGCTCCTACTCTCAGTAATTTATTCTCGAATTTCGCATTTAATGCTGACGAAAGTCCTAGCATTCCAATGGATCTCTACTATGATATTACTGACGAAGATTATGTTAATGTTTGGAGTCAAACAGTACCCGGCGGTCTTCCCACTAATACGGTAACTCCTATCGGTGGTGAAATGAAGTTCACAACCTATCGTCTTGATAGTGCTGTTGACTTTGATAAACGCTATGCTCAACGCTCACGTATGGATGTTATCAGCAAATCCTTTACTCGCGTAGCTCAAGAAATCTTGCTTAAGCAAGAGCGTAACTCTGCTACTTTAGTACTTGGAGCTTTATCTGAAGCAACAACTAAAGGAAGAAGTCACATTATCACTGCTAATGGAGCGCAGAACGCCAGTGGTGGAAATTCTCGCTTGATTCTCGATGACTTTAATCGCCTTCTTACTCTCGGTAAGCGCATCAATACAGCTTGGACTGGTGGAACACCTGAAGGCGGCATTGGCGGTCGTGGAGTAACCGATCTTATCGTTTCTCCTGAAGTTGTACAAGGTCTTCGTGAAATGGCTTACAATCCAATTAACACCAATTCTAGCCCTAAGACCGACATTGTTGCTACAGACAGCATGCGTGAAGCTGTCTACTCTAACGGTGGAATCCCTGAATTCTATGGCATCAATATCATGGAACTTCAAGAAATGGGCAAAGGTCAGCGCTTCAATAAGTTGTTTGACACTCTTGCAGGAAGCAAGAACATTGTTGATGCTGCGGCGTCAGGAACTCCAAATGCAGAATTTGACGATGCTAAGCACGAGATTGTTCTTGGTCTTGATAAACGTGTTGAGTCATTCTTGCGTGCAGTTGCTACTGATTCTGAAACTGGATCAGAATTCTCTCTTGTTGCCGACGATCAATACAGCGTTCGTCAGTCCAAGATTGGATACTATGGTTCAATTGAAGAAGGACGTATCATCCTTGATTACAGAGCCCTTTTCGGCATTGTATGCTAAGTGTAAAAGATTTATAAAAATCTTATCAGAAAATCCACCTTTTGGTGGATTTTTTGTTTATAAAGGTTATTATATGTGTATACAAATTTAAAACCCAGAATTATTATGGCTACAAATAAAAGAAAACCCTCCAAAGAAAAAATACAAGCTTCAAGTACAAAGAAAAAAACTGCAACTAAAAAGTCCAAACAAAAACAAATACAGTTTGCAGATGGCAGAGATGATCGTCAGAATATAGCGAAGACGGTAGAGGCTCTAATGTCGGTAAATACACAGGATCCATTTAGGCTCCCTAGCGGCGAAAACTTTGAAGAAGCTGTGAGTAGTTTAACGCTATCTCAATTACAAGAAATAGCTGTGAAAGCGGGAGTATTTCCTTCTGGCACTAAGGCTACTTTACGTAATAAGCTACTCAAAGAATATGATAATCGTCACGAAGGAAGATATGGATCTAGTACAAGCTCTAGGCCAATTGCTGACCCAAATTCTCAAAAAGCTAAAGACATTCTCAGAATTATCAACGAATGAATCAATTTGGCGCACTTGGATATTCCATATGGGATACTGAATTCGGGGATCATAAATCTTCCTTAGAGAGAGAGCAGAATGCTCTTTTGATATCTGGTTACTTGGAAGCAAATCTAGGTGAGCTAAATATATTAATCAATACAGATTTTCAATACGATTCAGAAAGCGACACAATTACTCCGACCTTGCAGCAAGAAGAGGAAGCTATAATGACTCAAATGTACATGAAGGACTACTTGCATAAAGAGGGTAGAAACACCTTAAAGAATGCTCAGTCTACTGATGCTTGGGTAGAGTTGAGGGAAGGGGATAGCTCGGTCAAAAGGACCATAGCAAGCGCTACAGCAAAAAATACATCGGCTAAAATATTTTACGACCTAGCGAAAGCAGCTCAAGAAAACTTAACACAAATGGTGCATTCTTACAATGTCTACGGCTCTGTGCCGTTACAGATTAAAGGTAAAGACGCTTAAATTAATTCTTGGTCCAGTTTTTCGTATTCTAAAAATTGAGCTTTCAATCTTTTGTAGTTTTTTGCATACTCTTTAGGGTCAAAAGTAATACCGTTTCTTTCAAAAGGTTCAGTTTCTGCCATTGTGAAAATTAAATTTTCCAAATTAGCTAAAAACTCAGAAGGTCTAACTCCGCACTGATTAATTAACTTATGGAAAGCATCCCCAAAAGATGTTTGACTTCTTAGTTTTTCAAATTCTTCTTGGTTGAAGTCTTGCATTACACTGTTGTATCCGTCTATGATATTATGTCCCATTTTGGCGGCTTGTTGAGCGTCTTTAGGTTTATTTAGTGCCATATCGTTCTGAATCTCTATCATGGATTCCATAAAAGCTTTTGCTTGTGTGTCATTCATATGTATGATATTATTAAGGAGTATATATTCTATATGTAAGTGCAATTTCTGAAATTCCAACATCAGTATCATCAACATACACATATCCATTTAAGATGTCATTTTTACTAAAAGGTATATATGTATCAACACTATCTTGGATATAGCTTTGATCATCAGCTGCACCGAGAGCTCTCGATAAAATACCAGTTGAACCTGCATAATTAATACCTACCATCAAATTATTCTTTTCATTACTAGACCCAACAGAATCTACGAAATATTGTGCACTAATCGATGCAACGTAACCGCTAGTTGGCATCACATAACCGTCAATATAATCTGGACCCCATAATGCTTCAGCATCAGCCTCTAGAGAACTTACTATATCATTCGTTAATCCAAAGTTTAAAAAAGAAGGATACATTGTAGTTTCAACGACTGGTGCTGGTTGAGATATTAAATAATTATTACCAGTTTGTAGGGCATAAATTTGCCCAGTCATCGCTTCATATCCTGTTTGCAATTGATGAATGCTGCCGGTCGTTAGATAATGGTAGCCACTCATTAAATATGAAATTCCAGTTTCCATATTCATTAACCCTTCTACATGATCGTGTATGTGGTCGTACTGTTCATCTAGAGCTACCACTACGCCAGTCAAATAGGCGTAACCAGTCCTTAATACGTCTAGTAAGTCAAAGCCTGTTTCTAGAGCTGATTCGACTTCGCCAACTCTTTCTGTAGTACTTCCCACTTCATTAGTGGTAGACTGAGCGAGGACATTAGTAGAAAATGTTAGTACAACCGGCTCAGAAGCATTTCCAGAGCCGTATCCATCGTAAGGCACAAATCGATATAGATAATGTTTACCTGTTTCATATTGTCCACTGAATTGACTGTCAATATATTCCACCGTAGAGTTTCTGGGAGGCACTGAATCTGGAGGCATATCATAATAATTGCCTATAGGTATACCTGATTCGTAATAGTAATATAAATAGTCATCAAATTTAATAATACCAGACAAGTTATCTGGTAATTGTCCATCAATAGTTTTAATTGCGGGTTTACGATATACTGCATAATCAATTACAGGGGTATCAGAAATACGCTTAACAGTTACATTGACCGAGCCCTCCACGGAAGGGCTTAATATAGGTTCAGTACCCAATGTAGGCCTCAAGGGCGATCCAGTAACTATGGCTGTATCGTATACAATACTATTATCGTTAGAATTTCTTAATTCGAATTCAGCATAATGATTGACTTGACCATATGTAATGATGTGGTCATTATTTAAAGTGTAAGGTGAACTAGGGTCACTTCGATAATACACGTCAACTGTAGGATTACTAGGGTCAATTGCATAATTGGAGTCTGCTATAATCGTAGTCATTCCTTCTATATTATCGAAATTAATACTAGTGTTAGAAAATCTTGGATAAGGACAAGAAAAGAATCCTGTTTCCATACCTTCTATAAAATTAGATCCAGATCTTTGTAATTTAACAGTATAAAAGAAATCTTCATGTGTGCCTGTTCGACTAAAAAAGGAGTGAAAATAAAAACTACTATAAAGGCCTTCGTTGGGCTCTATCACTCCTGTTTTATATGAATAAGTATTATAGCTTGATGAATTAGAGGAATCTATAGAGTAATAAATATAGGAACCTACATCATTATTTTGCGTAACGTTTGGCTGAAAAAATATCCCAGTTTGCCAATCTTCAATAGATACATCATCTAAGGTATTAGGAGTGATCGATACTTGCTCGACAGTACTAATAAGATCAGGCTTGTAATACTGTATCCCAGAACCAAACCAATCATTTGGGATGATTGATAAATATGTATTAATATTTTTAGGCAAAAAACCAATTGTAGAAAATTGACTAGAAGAAGTGCCTGAAATTAAAGGGTTGGTAAAGTCATCATTTTCATAAAAAATATAATCAAAGTTAGAAATTTTATGTGATGGATTAACAAACAAGTTATAAGCTCTACCTGTTTCGACATCCAATGAAGGGGTAAAAGAAAAAGTTTCAGATATAATGTGAGGTGTTGCTTTATGAGCATTTACTATTCCTGTAACCGTTCCTCCATATACATCATGTGAAACAAAATCCAATTGGAGGTCTCGAGAGTTATAAGTATTACGAGTAGAATAATAAAAAGTTGAGAATTCGTCAATTGAGAGTATTGTGTCACCTCTATCATTGGAAAGAGATACTGCATTATGTGACCAAAAAGGTTCTGGAGACGAACTTATTGGTTCATTATCCCTAGGACTTAATACTTTAAGTTTAAACGAAACGAGCTGCTGGGTATACTCACCAGATGCATAATATTTACCATCATCATTCAACTCAAAAGCACGACTGACTCCATTGAGATTAAAAGTATCAAAAACAAAACTAGACCCATTGTTATTGAAGTTGGTCACCGGGACATGTTGAGTTGCTGTAGTAATTATATTTTGATTAAAAAGAGCTCCATCATTTGATGGAACAATTTCAAGAAAAACAGAATCGCCTTCTATCAACTCATTAATTGTGAATGATGTAGTGGTACTCGAAGCGACTGATTTCTCGAGAAATAAATCATTAACCATCACATGAATAACATATTCAGTGAACTGAATACCGCTGGGAACACTACTACTCCAGTCAAATGAGAGGCTATGTATTTTAGATAAAGACATTTTACGGAACTATAATTTCAGGGCCATAATATTCACGCTCTTCAAAATTGATGCCATCACGACTGCTACTAGACGCGCTGACTTGCTCATACTTTTCAGCTACATATTCAGTACCTACGATTTCGTAAGACAATTTACCAACCTCTTTTAAGCTTTTTACTCTAAATTTTTTAGGCTTAATGTTTTCGTCTGAATCTTCTTTAATCATCCATGTAAAACCTTTCTCAATTCCCGTTAGATCACCATCAATGGTTACCTCAAAACCATTGGTTCCAGTGATTACAAATTCCTCAAACTGAGAAGATCTCCTGTCGTCAATTTGACTAGAATCACTAGTGTCGGACATTTCATCTGAGTCAAACGCTTTCTGTAGAAAAATTCTAGTTGTACCAGATATCGCACTCGAAGGAACATCAATTTCAATCGTGTTATTAGATATAATTTTAGCAATACGTCCTCCTGAATGTTTGGATATTTTATTATTGTCCATAACATCAATAACATCGCCTACCCTAAGATATGCTGCTTGTATACCTGATTTAAATTGAATCATTTCTTTTTCTAACTGTCTTGTTAATATTTTCTGCCAACACAAACGATGAGCTTCGCCCAAGCGCGTAATGCCTTGGCCGGCAATTTTAATATGATTGTAGCCATATTGACGAATACCTTCTGCATCTTCTACATATTCTGTTTTTATCATATAATTATCTCTTTCATCTACATAGTCAACCGTGCAGGCAGTAATACGTTGTGTTTCAGGGGTGGTAGAATAAGAAAAACCTTCTTCAGAGACATTTGAATTATTGAATAACATTACTGCATCACTATTAGGCTTATCAACTGTAATATAAATTTTGCCAGAACTAAAACTAAATGTTGATGAGTAGATGCTCATTAGTTCCTTGATGTAATCATAAGCTTCTCTTTCTCCGTCTATATAGAGATTGCACATATGACGCCTTTCAGTAGATGCGGTACCATCTATAAACACATCAACTTCTTCATCACAGTATCTTGCAAAATCGTAAAAAGACCACTTGTCAATATCCTCCTCTTTGATGCCGTATTTACCCATTCCATAACGTTTATTGGTTAGTAAATCATAAATGATCCAAGCTGGATTACTAGTCCATCTTGCATCTGCCTCAGTTCGGAATGTACCATCCCAAATATCTGGAGTGTATCTAAAGGCATTGATTGCTTCTGAAGTTAATCCAGTTTTTGAATTAGGATCAAATGGCTGTTCTGGAAAATAATTACTAGGCACTTTTAGTAATCGACCTTTAATTAAGTATTCGCGAGTAGGAACACTTGGATGATCTTTGGAATTTACTCGAGTACCGATTATTGCACTATTTGGATATGCAAAAAATCCCCCCACATATTCTGTGATAGATAGTAACTCTGCATCAATTTGATATCTAGCTTCAGCTAAACCACCAACTACAGGGTTCATTTCTCTAGTATATCGGTATATTTTAATAATTCTATTTCTTTTATTTTGTGCATTTGTACCAACTTCTGCCATAGGTAAATTGTGTAAGTAAACGTCTTTCACATAAGGGCTAGTCGCACAACCTCTAATCTCAATAATGTCTTCCTGTAATGCTTGACCCTCTGCTCCGTATTCAATTCCGATTCTGATTTTAGCGGGCCATATCTCTCCACTGTTTTTAATTAAAGCACCTACTTTGATACATAGCCAAGGTATCTTACTGCAGGGAAATGTTTGAGCAACCATCATACCAGCCAAAGAACCTAAGAACCCGCCGCCGGCAATTGCAGCATATTGAGCAGCGTTTGCTGCCTTTTCTAGAGCTGTACTCGCTGCGGGTTTGGTGGTGCCGGCACTTGAAGTCATAGTGGTCACAGCTCCACCACAAGGACCCACAGTACCCTTACCACTACCGGACGTTTTAGTTGGATCTTCGCCCGACAACTTTGCAATAATGGATTTGGCTGCTGAAGTGCCCACAATATATCCACCGAGTGCTCCCAACATGGGTAAGAAGTTAATAAACACTGACTCTTCATCGCCTTCATATACATAATGTAATTTATTGATTTTAATAGCAATGCCTACACTGGTTATTTCAGGATTTTTGACTGTATGAGTATAAAAATAGTCTCTAGTGTCTTGGTTGTTTGGGCCATATAATGGATACTCAATAAATTTGGTATGAGCAGGAACCTTAAATTCATCTGTAATCATATGACCTCTTGCATCTGCTGCTAATCGAGTTGGGTCAATATGTGTTGAGCTAGGGTTGCCGTTTCTGCTATTACCTATCCGCATATCAAAATGAAACTTGGTATAATTAAATCTATCATTTGCATCTTTAATGGGCACATCATTTAGATAGATAGACCTAAACATAGCGCTAGGATCTTCCGTTATATCATTAGGTGGAGCTGCCGTAGTTCGAGCTGGAGCTGAGCTGGCCACCTTCAGGCTGACGTTGTTATCGTTAACCGTATAGCCGCTTACATTTGAAGTTCGCAAAATGCTTGCTGCATTCAAGGTTCCATTTGCGAATGTTAAGGTGATAGTAGGAGGCACGAAGCTGACATTTGCAAAAGGGTTTTGAATAACTTGGTTAGGGAGAAAACCAAGACCAAAATCCCTAATATAAAATTTAGTAATTTTACCATGAACCACATGATTAGCTTCGTAACTAATAATCATGTCACGTTTAGGCAGTGATCCTGTTGGGTTAATTTTAAAAGATTCGTTGTCTGACCCTATGCTGTTTTGAGTGGTTCCCTGTGTCGATATTGCTGCGCTACGGGCATCGTATAGTGCATTAGCCCAGTCACCAGTAGCATATATTCTATTTGACGAATCCAAGAAAACAATATCTGATCCATCAAAAAAGTGACTGCCACCGTCTAAGACTTGTATGTCTTGTATTTTACCCTGAGAGCCTACATTGACCTGAGCTTTAAAGTTACAGAACATAGATTTCTCGACATCCGATAAATTATTATACCATGTTGCATTAACGATGAAACTAGAAATTCCATAAACTATAAAGCTTGAGTCTGGCTCAAAACCAGCATTGGATTGCTCTGCCGTACTGGTCAATAACACAGAAGATATTGTCCATGTGTAATTATAGAGTTTAGCACTCAAAGTAAATCCCGGTGCCGAAGTGCCGGTTTTTGGAGTATAACCCGCACCCGCATTAGCTAAAGTAATCGAACTTGCTCTACCTGTTGTAATCCGGGAGCATGTGACATCAGCCCCATTATTGAGGGTTGTTTTACGTTTTCCCGCCAAATTGATAATTTCAAGATTGACTCTAAATTGAGCCTCCGTAGTGGGTTTGTTTAGGGAGTTTGGGACATCTGTAATAGGAATAAGCTTAGATGCTGTAGTTGGTGCGGTCGTGCTATTGATAGTGTCAAAAACAAGACCTTCTTCAAATTCAGAATTTTCGTCAGGAGTATTACGTCTAATGTGCTCATCCCAAGTTGGGTAAACTTTTTGTAATGCATGATTTTTATTTGCATTTGTAAAAGAGCTACTAACCGTACCGTTTTGATTGACTTCAAATTCAATATTTTTATTTGCATTACTTGCATCTACTTTAAGATAAAAGCCTATGTCTTGATAATTATATATACTACCAGAAGAACCGTAGTCAGATTGCCTTCCTGAAGCAATGTCTTGAGGAAAAATTTCTGTATATTTACTTTCAGTAGTGTCCCAAACTGGTTCATCGGGCACATCTAGCAAGTGAATGTTGTTCACTGTTCCATTCCCGTCAACTTCAGCCACAGCTTCAATGCGAGTCGGCATCCAGCTGTATAAGTAATTACCCCCAAACCCTAAAGCTGATTTACGTAGAATCATGACGGTTACCCTTGGAAAAATCAAGGGACAGTAAAAACCTTTTGGAGAGCTTGAGTCGTCTTCACCATTAATGCCGGCATCAACGACCGTAACACTGTCTAAGTTATTAAATCCCCCATCAACTATTGATTGAGTAAAAGTATTATTCAGTTTAGCATTACCATTCCTAGGATTGCCTGAACCGGGCACAAATTTAAAAACTCTTTGCCCTCGAGAGGTAACCGTACCATTATGGCCTCCAAAAAATCCAGAAAGACGATTCCATACGGAGTTATTGAATGCAGCACTAGCCCCACACAATACACCCAAGTTCGCTTGATTGGTAATTAAATCTTGAAAATGATTTCCGTCTTGACCGGTACTAAAATCTGTATAGGGGGCATTATATACTGGTGTAAAAGTATGACCAAAGCCCGGCAGTGCTTCTCCAGTCGATGTTCGAATGTTCGTTCCATTGATGTTCCTACCAGTAATAAAATCTTGCACACTAATTCTAATATAGCCGTCCCCGCTAATTGCTCGAGTAACCCTATTAACTCTCTGGCTACCTTGATAGGTGCAAACTCTTACCCAATTTGCACTCGCTAGATTATTGGCGATAGTGCTATTAGTTGAATCTAACTGGATTCTACACATACTACTCCAAGGGGTGGTCGAGTTAGGAACATTAGTACTTGTTGAGGAGTGTAAATCATTAATTAATCCATCCAACACATCGGGACTTCCAGTTGAGCCTAGTAGTAAACGTAAATCTAAGCACGTCGCTCGTTGAGATCGCCCACTGGATAATGCTTTAATTCTTTGTATATCTAGTTCAGGAAATGCAGCATCGGGCGAAATGATGAAATCATTTCTTTCCCTACGATACCCCTCACCCGTCGAAAAGTTGCTCTTCAGGGTCCCTGCATCTGTCGATAAGTTAGTGAGATTAAAGACGGTATAATTAGTGCCGCCAATTGACTCAGTTTGGGTATACTGAGCATTCAGCGACCTAAAGATAGCTGCATCAGTATTTGTATTAGGCCTAATGCTGCCATCTGATTTTCGTAATAAAAACAAACCATTACTAGAGATAATATGTTCGTTAGTAGTCAGTGTGTTGTCGTAGTAAAGAGTCTCGTTATCTACTCCATCTTTTTTAGCGGGAAAAACACTAACATCAATAGAAGCACTAGAAGTGCTTGCGGGCTTAGTAGCTTGTATTCCAAAGCCTAAATTTCTGTTGATAGATCCATTGCATATTATATTAAATGTACCATTAGGAATAGCTGGGTTGTTGCCGGCATTTTCAATGTTGATGGTAGTACTATCGGCCGCTCCAACTGCGGTAAAATGAGATACACTATCTATATAACTCAATGACCCCAATCTAAATTTAGAATCTCCCGCAGGTACAGCATTTGCTCCTAAAGGGTAAGTAATGAATCCACTATCCTGCTCAAAACCATCAACAGGAAAAGCTAATCCAGCAATAGGCCCCTCGCTGATCAACTCTAATGATTTATACATCGATAAGGATTCTAGTTTTTGATACGAACCTCTAGTACCTACTTTCATTTCTGACGTAGTACTCGTATAAGCTAATGCTGTGTCATCTGTATTGCTTTCATGGGCAACTCTTTCTACACAAAGGTCTGACGAAGAGCTTGGCCTTAAAAAAGATGCCAAGCTTCCATTAGGGGGGAATACATAAGGTCTTGGATTTTCTCTCGAGGGTACGGTCGTTGAATCTGCACTAGGTACATTGGGGGAACCTACCGATGGTCCAGATACTACACGCTCTCCACCTGCAGAGGGGTCGCTAGCATAAATAGAATTAAAACTTTCGTTTTCTAGAGCTGAATTAAAATCTTTTGCAGTAGTACCATTTGCTGGTATATTTAAAATTATTTTACTTGAGTCAGATGAATCGTAAGACCCTACCTCTTGACCCTCTTGAAAATTTGTAGTCCTAATAAAAGAGTGCCTACCGAACGCACCCGCATCATCCACAATTTTACGCATATCGACTTCCGAGTCTGGTTGTTCGTATATTGTTGAGGATTCATAATCAAGGTCATAATTTTCGACTGCTGCATTGATAATTTTAGAGCCAACCCTTAGTTGGCCATAAATCACAGGTACTGGGCTACCTTGCTCCATCCTGTTGTCGTTGCTAGTATAAATATACGAATTCGTTTCAATGATTTCGTATTCTGTCGTGCCCGAATCGTCCGACATGGCGTCTGATAATTTCTGCATGCCGTAGCCCATGATAGCGCTTTGCAAAAAGCCACCTCCCATACTAGATAAAGTACCACCAAGGTCGCCAGCTCCAGCCGAACCCTTTAAGTGTGGAACTACATTATAGGTATCATCCTTTAATATGATGTCTATACAAGACATATCGTATGTAGTTTTTTTAGAATTGATAAACAGGTGATCAATGCCCGCAGTAGTTTTATTCACATAATAAGACCTGAAATTTGGGTACAAATTAGAAAGAGCTTCAATAAACTCACGAATACTTAAAACATCTAAATCAATTTCATTACAAAAACGACTAGATAAATCACCATGGAAAATAAATTTTTTCATCAATCCTTATACCTATATATTTTATACACTTTATTAGAAAGATTTTGTGTAAATAA